AAAGAGTTTCCTGAGTGGATGCAGAACAAACTGTCTGCATTGCATCAGAAGGCAAAGGATATGCACTCGACACTGGGCGCACACGGTGAGACATTTGAGTCAGTTGAACTCGATGAATCAGTTAAGAAAGTTGATAACCTGAGTCAGTTACCAAAGGGTGTTGAGAAACCTCTCGTTTCTATGGACAAGGTTCGCAAAGAAGTAAAAATGCGAGGAATGAAAATCACCCACATCAGTCATAACAAGTCAGGTAAGGTTATTGGTGTGTCCGCAAAAGCCAGTAATGGAACAGTGTTCACTTATGTAAATAACAAGGGTGTGAAAGAGTCCGTTGAACTCGATGAATCAAAACAAAAACTCTTTATGTTTGATAACAAGAAAGATGCACAGGCAAAGGCAAAAGAGATTCGTGGTAAGATGGTCGAACTTGGACCTAAGAACTTTGCTGCGATGACAAAAGATTTGACTGTTGTGAAAGAAGATACTGATCTGAACGAGAATATCATAAAAAAGATTAAATCAATCCGAAACAAAAAGAAAAGAATGAAAGAGATTGACAAAGAGTTGAAACGATTGGACACCGAATGGCATAAAGCGGGACCAAAACATTCTGACGATTGGGATTTTATCGATAGAAAACAAGCTATTCGAGCGAAAGAAGACAAATTGACCAGAGAACTCTTAAAGTTGAGAAGAGAATCTTTTGAGGCTGACGAGAATGGTCTGATTGAAAATGCGAGGGCAGATGCCCGCCGGGCAATGAAAAACGATCCTGACATGAAACAACGGTTTTCTAAAAATGTCTCTGCAGATGACGATGACCGTAAAGCAGCCGATAAAAACATTATTGTCCAACTGAGACGCATCACTGATCTACCAAGAGGTGGGGAAGTCGAGTTCAAGAACGGTAAGACCATGAAGGTTTCTCAGAAAGATGCTAAGAAACTGATTAAAGGTTTTGATGGGTTGCGTAAGGGACCGGACAAAGAAAGGTTTCAGAGAATGGCGGGGAAAGACCCGTCAGGATTAAAACGAGTGATGAGTTTAGTGAAATAATATGAAAGGATTTAAGGAACATTGTGAGTGTGCAAAAGAATCGACCTTGGTAGAGAACAACCCCTACCGAGTTGGTTCTGAAAAGTACTTTGAATACTTCCGGGAAGCAAGAGAAAATTATTACAAGGGTAAACTTTCTCTTGATCCCCACGAGGTGGATATTATGGAATCTGATCTTGGTGAGTTTGGTGTTTATGAAGGTCAGCATGTTCCGTTGGATTGTATTCTCGAAGCAGAATATGATGGCGAAGANGTAGAACTNAACGAACCCAAACGNGGGGGACCAAAAAAGTTTTACGTTTATGTCAAAGATGGTGACAAGGTGAAAAAGGTCACCTTCGGAGGCACAAGTGGGTTGAAGGTTAAACTAGACGATCCAGAAGCGCGTAAGTCGTTTGCTGCTCGTCATAAGTGCGACCAACAAAAAGACAAGACAACCGCAGCATACTGGGCATGTCGTTTGCCTCGTTATGCAAAACAATTGGGGTTGAGCGGTGGAGGAAATTTCTTTTGGTAAAACCATATGTTGACGAACAAACTGTATACTATGACGATGGTTCCCGAGAGTTTGTAAGAGAGTTCTCTTCAGACGTAGAAAGTTCCGAGTTGATATGGCATAGAGATCGTGATGATAGATTAGTTCACGTCATGGAAGGGTCTGGTTGGAAGTTGCAAATGGATAATGAACTTCCACAGACACTTAAAGTGGGTCAGGTATATGAGATACCAAAGATGGTTTATCATAGACTGATTAAAGGGTACGGGTCTCTTGTGGTGAAAATCCAAGAGATATAAATACTAACATAAACTTTATTTCTATGGGTTATTAACATGGCAGAACAACGGGTAACACAGTCTCAACGCCTAGACAGAATCGAAGAGAAGATTGATAAACTCTCGGAAGCGATGATCAGTCTAGCAAGAGCAGAAGAAAAGTTAATAGCGATAGAGAGAAGCAACCAGTCACACTATGATCGCATGAATAAGTTCTCTCAAAAGCTGGACAATATAGAAAAGAGAACAGACGACAATGCGCGTACTGTTTCTATTATTAACAAGGTTGTATACATTTTAACTGTAGCAGCTGCAACTACTTTATTCAAAGTATTTTGGATGTAAAATAAACGGAGATTTTGATGAATACCGAAAACATTAAGAAACTGTGGGAGGCATATGTTGAGGTCTCCGAAAAGAAAGATGAATTTAAGCCTCATATGATGTATGATCCTAAAACGGGTAAAGCGTACAAAGCGGAAAAACCCGAAGATCATGACCGCATGAGTAAATTGGGATATACCCACGAGAAACCGAAAGTAGATGAAAAGAAACTCGATCCAGTCGATGATAAAGCAGTCGATAAAAAGTTCAAAGATCGGAAAGATAAGGACATCGACAATGATGGAGATGTAGATTCTTCGGACGAATATCTGCACAAACGTAGAGCAGCGACCGATGATGCTATCGATAAGAGAAAAGCCAAGAAAGAAGAAGAAGGCGAAGAAGAGAAAGATACCGAAGACAAAGAAGAAGAAGAGAAAAGAAAAGAGAAAGAAAAGAAAGGTATGAGTTCTAAGACTTCTGATAGCAAAGCAGAGATTTCTAAGATTGGTGAAACCAAGAATGAAGAACTAGAAGAAGCCAAGATGAACGTTGGTGATACGGTTCGTATTGATCCTAAATCAAAAAACATTGTCGATCGTAAGAAACTTGGTAAATCTGGTTTCATTAAGAGTAAACGAGGTAAAGACTATCTGGTCAAGTTTGCGGACGGTTCTAGTATCCTTGCGAAGTCTTCGGACCTTGAATTGGTCAAAGAAGATTCATTAGGAGAAGCGTTCGAAATGTTGTGGAACGCAATCGAAGAAGCAAAAGAACCAAAGAACCGCAAAGCAAACGCGACAGAACCAGAAGGTATTATGGACAAGGAGTCGCCTAAGTCTAAGGAATTTGCGGACAAACACAAGAAGTCTGACAAAGACTATGAAGACATGCCTAAGGATGCTGCTGAGAAAACGACCAAAGCGGGTCAAGGTGTGAAGTCGCAGGCCCCCGCGCGCCCGGGCGACAATATGAAAGGCGATAAGAAAATTGTCAATCCCGTGAAAGAAGACACGCGATCGGAGAGACAAAAGATTATGGACATTTTGTCCGGTAAAACATGGACCGAGATTGCAGAAGAATCTGATCAGGTCATCGATGAAGCGAAAAGTTCATCAGTTTCTTTTAGAACCGATCTTGGAAAGGTCAAACGCGCTGCACCAGTTAAGGGTGTGAAAAGTTTGAAAAATAACATCGCTAAAGCGTTAGATCAAAAATTTAAGAGAAAACTAGGTGAATATGAACTGGAAGTAGATGAGTCAGGAAGAAACACAGGTATCTACACTGTGAAAATTACTACAGACCAAAAACTTTCTAAAAAAGATAAAACAGATATTGAGAATCATCTTGTTGACAAAGATCTCAAAATAATGTAAGGATTAAGAAACTATGAAAGCTCCAGAATGGTGTAAACACGCAGTCCCGACCCGATTGGGTTGGGAAGATCCGGATACCGGGGAACTACTTGTATCAAGTCGTTTCACTCAAGAACAAATTGACCAATTTAATGGTGTTGATTCTTTGAGAGAAGAGGTTCATCACGAACCAGCGCAGATGCTTCACGAGGCGCCTACCGGACATTCTCGATTGGAAGATATGTCTAAGTTGCAATTAGAAGCACTAGGTCGACAATATGGAGTAGAGTTGGATCGCAGATACAGTAAAGAAGTGTTGATCGAACAGGTCCGAGAGTTGACCGGAGAGTAACATGATGTGGAGATTGCTGACAATTGGTTTGTTGGTATTTTCTCTTACATCATGTGACACTCGAAAAGAAGGTATCGAAGGTTCTATAGACCGTGTGGGTGAAGAAATGCGCACGGTCGTTCACTTCCACGAAAATGGAATTGACCTGAAACGCGCATATGCGGAAGTTCATGATATTAAACCTCATGAAGTCCCTTCTGGTTTGGAGGGATTTGCGGTTTGGTATGAGTGGAAAAATAAGAAACCTGAAAATGCTGAGAATGAATGCATTATACATACAGTAGAACCAAGAAGAGTGGATGATAACAACACACTCACTCTTGGTCACGAAATGTTGCACTGTTTGTATGGTTCATATCATTAAGGCAAAAAATGGAATTAACAAAAAGAAACTTGGTGGTCTTCGCTGCCAAACATTATCATACACCGAAATGTATTGATAGTGAACAGTTTTTTGAAGACCTAAAAAAATTCAAGTATGTCAAACGATTATTGAATCGATACTTAGATGGAGGCGATCTTCCGGATCGTCTAATATTGAATCATCTTATTGTTATTTTCAATGTCTTTGGAATATATGCGGGTTTGAAAATATTGGAACTTAAGATGGGCCCAGAACACTGGCCTATCCTGAAACCGTTCTTAATATTTCTAAAAGCAATCGACTACGATGGTTATCCAGAGATTGAAATGGATCCCCTTGCGGTCGAGAAATTAAGAGAGATTAAAGGGATTTGATATGAGTATTCTGAAAGGTGCAGCTGATCTAGTTTATACAATTAGATTTCTAAAACTACTTACCACAGATTGGGAAGACACCGAAGCATACAAAGCAGGCATCATCGATGAGAACGGTAAGGTTCGTAGAGACTTCAAAAAGAACACTCTAGAAAACAGAAAGGCATATGAGAAACATTATACTGCATTTCACCGACTTGTTTTCAATGTAAAAAGACTTCTAAACAAAGCACCAGGCGGAAGGTCTCGACTTGCGTCTTATGCTGCTGCTTTATTTTTGATTAAAGAAGACGGTAACCTCTCGAACAAAAACCTTGAAAAAATTCATTCAGAGACCGGAGTTGATACTCTTGATCTTTTATCCGAAGAAACCAAGTGGTTTATGATAGAAGGTGATGATCTGTCTCCCGGTGTTTATAGAATGAAGAATGACACCATCACAACCAAAGCAGCAGAGGTTGTCTTCAAGGACGATAAGATTCGAATCCATGAAAACAAGAATAGCCCTATTGGATCCGTATTTGGTATAAATATCTACGAGGCTACTCATCTTAACACTCAACACAAGATTTACGTTTCGACCGGAGAGATCACGCGATGAAATCCTTTGACAAATTCTACAAAGAAATGACCGGCGTTGGTGCAGTTGCGGGTGCGGGTTCTGATTCTTCTACCGTAATCGTTCGCAAAAAGTACGACCGGAAAAAGAAACGTAAAGATATGGAACGCGTTCTCAAACGTTTTATGGAGACGTGGTCAAAGAAGTATAAAGACTCGATCGATTGCAATAATCCAAAGGGGTTTAGTCAGAAGGCACATTGCGCTTCTAAGAAAAAGAGGGATTGACAAAAATCCCCAAACACTATATAATACTACTCAATGAATAAAGGAGTAGTTGTGAGAAAAATTCCAATAGATGATGATCATACCCTCGTAATCTTTGATGGGTATGAAGACCTCACCGAAGTCCACGAACTTCAAGATAATTCTTCTCCGTCTTCACTTATTTTTGTCGCCTTAGAGGGGACAAATGATAAATACCTTCATTCTGATAGATTCTTAGTAGAGAACTATGAGACTTCTATGCGAAGTCATTTTTTATATAATGGTGTATTGACCGAAGATGATCGTTATAGATATCTCAAAGAAAAATCTCAGGAATTTATAGAAACTGGTGAACAGATGTTTATAGAAACATATGAGTTTGCCGCGACCGAACCTTTTTACGATTATTCAAAATAACAACCAATCAAAGGAGAATCCCGATGTCCCAAAATCGCGATGCAGATAACAAAGATATTATGTCCCAAGCAAAGTTCTATGAAGGTTACAGTAGGTGGTCTGATGAACTGGATCGATATGAATCATGGGAAGAAGCAATCGCTCGTGTAATGAACATGCATCGGGATTATTATAAGGATAAGATCGAAGATTCAAGTGAGTTATCAAGACTGATTGACGAAGCAGAAAGTCTCTATAAACTGAAATATGTGTTGGGTGCGCAACGCGCATTGCAGTTCGGGGGTGATCAGTTATTGAAACATCAAATGAAGATGTATAACTGTACCTCGTCCTACGCAGACCGACCCGAATTTTTTGGTGAAGTATTCTATATTCTTCTATGTGGTGCGGGTGTCGGATTCTCGGTGCAAAGACATCATGCAGAAAAACTTCCAAATATCGCAGAACGTAAAAAACAAGCAAAGGGATATGAAGTCGAAGATTCCATCGAGGGATGGGCAGATGCCCTTGCGGTTCTTATGTCATCATACTTTGTTGGTGGTGGAGACCATCCAGAGTTTGAGGGACGAAAAGTTTATTTTGACCTGAGTAAGATTCGCCCGCGTGGCGCAAAAATCTCGGGTGGATTCAAGGCGCCCGGACCTGAACCACTGAGACGTGCGTTAGACAAAATCGAACATCTTTTACAGGGATTGGTTCTGAATGGAAAAGATAAACTCGAACCGATTCACATTTATGATATCGTAATGTACGCAGCAGACGCAGTCCTGTCTGGTGGTGTCCGTAGATCCGCAACAATTTGTCTTTTCTCTCATGATGATGAAGACATGATCAATGCAAAGACAGGCAATTGGTTTATCGAGAACCCCCAACGAGGCCGTTCAAATAATTCTGCCGTGATTGTTCGTGATGAAATCACCAAGGAAGAGTTCTCTAAGTTCATGAATGCGATCAAACAATTTGGTGAACCCGGGTTCTATTTTGTTGACTCAAAAGAACATACGACTAATCCTTGTGTTGAGATCGGTATGTTCCCACAGATCAACGGGAAGTCTGGTTGGCAGGGTTGCAACCTCACCGAGATCAATGGAAGTGTTTGTACCAATAAAGATGAGTTTTATAAAGCATGTCGTGCTGCTTCTATTTTGGGTACACTCCAAGCAGGTTATACAGACTTTCAATATGTGACTGACACCACCAAAAAGATCTTCGAACGTGAAGCACTTCTCGGTGTATCCATCACGGGTTGGATGAACAATCCGGACGTGTTGTTTGATGAAGAGATTCAAAAAGAAGGTGCAAAGATTGTCAAGAAGATGAACGCAAAGGTTGCTAAGTTGATTGACATCAATCCAGCTGCGAGAACGACATGTGTCAAACCGTCTGGTAACGCATCAGTACTATTGAAAACAGCGTCTGGAATTCACGCTGAACACGCGCCACGTTACCTCAGGCACGTTCAAATGAACAAAGAAGGGGAAGTTGCACAGTTGATTGCAGAAAAGAATCCGTACATGGTTGAAGACAGTGTATGGTCCGAAAATAACTCTGATTACTCGATTGCATTTCCGATTATTGCAAAAGAGGGATCTCTGTTCCGTAATGAATCGATGGGTGTGGACTTTCTTGAAAAGGTAAAGAAGGTCCAAGCAAACTGGGTAGAGTATGGTACTAACACCAAGTTATGTGCAGACCCCAAGGTTCGTCATAATGTATCGAACACTTGCACGGTTCCATCAGACGAATGGGATGATATCGAAGAATATGTTTTCAAGAACAGAAAGTATTTTTCGGGCATTTCATTCTTGGGTGACTTTGGTGACAAAGACTTCAACCAAGCACCAAACGCAGAAGTTCTGACCGAAGAACAAATTGTTGAAAAGTATGGTCGTGCTGCGTTATTTGCGTCTGGTTTGATCGTTGACAGTCACAAAGGGTTTGCAAATCTATGGGAGGCCACTAGTGTCGCTAAGTATAACCCGGATCAGACAGGTGAACTTTCCGATATCCGAGCAGAATGGATTCGTAGATATCAAAAGTTTGCTGATAACTATTTTGAAGGTGACATGGGTCAAGCAGAGTATTGTCTAAAGGATGTTCACTATCTACATAAGTGGACCAAGATTCAACAAAATCTTCAACCCATTTCTTTCGATCAACTGCATACCAAAAAGTATACAGACATCGACACAATGGGTGCAATTGCTTGTTCTGGCGGCGCCTGTGAAGTCAACTTCTAAATCGCCCTGCATTCAGGTTTGTACTATTAAAAACGGAATGTGTATTGGTTGTTATAGAACTCTCGATGAGATTGGGAGATGGTCTGCCATGACCGATGTTGAAAAAATAAATATTAACGAAAAATTGGAATCGAGAAAGGACAGATAGATGGAATATGTTGCAATCGGTGTCATGGGTCTTTTGATTGCTGGTATTATTCATCAAGCAATCATCTCTCACCTTGACTGTAATAACAAAGAACTAAAAAAGAGAAAGGACAAAAGAGAGTGATGGAAGACGAATATCGTTACGAAATCGAATGCGTGGTCTGTGACACCGTGTGTCGCGTAGAGACGCGATTTGACGATGATGAGCCTCTTTTCTGCCCGATGTGTGGGACAGAGACCGAGGTGACTTTTTTGGGAGACTCAGACCAAGTATAGATAGTATCATGTGGTACTATCAAGACAAACCTTTTGAACCCGATGACGAACTCTTGGAGAAATACCAAGGGTTCGTTTATCGTATTACAGAACTAAAAACTGGAAAGAAGTATATCGGTAAGAAGTTCTTTTGGAAACCCAAGACTCTTCCGGTCACCAAGAAAAGGAAGAGAAAGGTTAAGACTCGGGTACAGTCTGACTGGAGGGACTACTATGGGTCAAACCAAGAACTGAAGACTCTGGTGGAATCCAATGGTCCTGATCAATATCATCGAGAGATTCTAAAACTCTGTGGGACCAAAGGAGAATGTTCCTATTGGGAGGCAAAGTTGCAATTCCAGTATGATGTCCTGTTGGATGACACCTACTACAATGAGTTTATTGGGTGCAAAATCCATTCGAAACATGTCAAGGGGTTGAAAGACTCCTAAGTCTTTGATTTGTAAGGAATAAAAAAAGCTTGACTTTTTTTGCCTGACCCCCTATAATGGTTATTGTGGAATGAGAAAGAGAGATGCGTTATGAATGATTATATTTACTACCTAAAAGTCGATGGAAAGGTCTTGGGAGAAAAAATCTTCCGGAGCGAACAAGAAGCCCTCGACTACGCAGAAAAAGAACAGTTTGAAGACTATTTCGTTCTCGAATGGGACGTTGACTGATATTGCTCCCATCGTCTAATGGTTAGGACATCGCCCTTTCACGGCGGCAATCTCGGTTCGAGTCCGGGTGGGAGTGCCAAATTCGGGTCGTTAGCTCAGTTGGTAGAGCAGGAGACTCTTAATCTCTTGGCCGTAGGTTCGAGTCCTACACGACCCACCAATTTTCTATATAAATAGAAATATGAAAGTAAAGAAACTAATTAAAAAACTTTATACTGCTTGCGTCAATGGAGATGTTCAGTTACAACAGACATTATGGCGCAAAACGTTGAAGAAGTCTTTGAAACACAAAGACACACATAGTATTCGATGACGTAGGATCGAACGCGCTGTGGACGCCGGGGCAGTACCGGCCCGCTCCACCAAGAGTGTATTGATACAGTATATTCTTGATGGGGCGGAAATAGATTCGACAGAGTGTAAGTAGTACCCTACAGAGAATCGGCAATGTGAAAGCCGTTAGGATTGGGGAATCCCGATCGAAGAAGCAACTTAAAGTAATCGCAAACGATGATGAGTTTGCTCCTACTGCCCTCGCGGCATAAGGTAGGATGAGGTTTCGGCGCCTCCCCTTATTACCCAATGAGGCG